CATGGTAGAAGAACCAGTGGTTAAAGAACCTGTTCTTAAAGAACTCTCTTCAGAAGAACCTCACGTGGAAGAACCTCCTGTGGAAGAGCCTCCTGTAGAAGAACCTGTAGCAGTAGAAGAATCAACCGTTAAAAAGAAGATTCCAATTGGAGAATACAAGCAACAGATGAGGGAACAGAGTCGTATCAATAGAAAAGAATATAGGAAGGTCCGAAAGGATATTCTTGATAAGAAGGAACTTGAACTAGAAGTAGAAATTTCAAGTGGTATGAATGATCCTAAGAATGTTAAGCTTCGCGATGACAGGAAGAGGGTTAATGAAAGCATTGAAGAAATTAAGGAAAAGTATGAACCTAGTGAAAATCTCACTAAGTTGGAATATATGAACAAGTATTCAGATGGTTCTCTAAATGAGGATCAACTAGAGTCAATGTATAATGTTCATAAAGAACAAGATATGCGCAGAATTAAGATTCTAAAGCATCATCTATTGAATGTTAGCGACCAACTTAAGAGTAGTTCTAAAGAACTGGGAACTCTTGAAGATGTATACAATAGCGACAGGCGCTACTTTACTCATGAGTATGGTTCAGCTAGTGGTTATAACCAAATGGTTCAGAAAGCATGGGGTAAGCAACCTGTAAATGATGGCAAGCCAAAGAGACATTATTCCCTTAAGGTTGAATCTGAAGAAAAGGTTGAATCTGAAGAAAAGGTTGAATCTGAAGAAACTAATGATTCTGAACCTGAACTGACTGAAGTTCTAAAACCTGTAGAAGACATTAAGATGAATCTTCTGAAGTGGGGTCTATACCCTCGTGATGTAGGTTTGTAGATAAATTATATTCTTCAAAATGTCTTTTAGTAATATTATAACCATCATCAATCATTTCTTGTTTCAATTTTTTATCTACAGAAAATTCTGAAAAATGTAGATTAACTTCATAAATAATTGTCCTTTTTTTATCCAAATGATCTACATTGTACGGTTTAATACAATTCAATTTTGTAATAAACTCAAATATATCTTTAATTTCATCTTTTATATCCCAATCTGAACCTCTAATCCATATTCCTAAGTAATTATCATCAGTGAATTCTACTGGATATCCTCCAGTTAAACCACCATCTAGGTAGTAACAACCTTTGTATTTAATTGGTTTGAACATGAACGGTATAGCTGTTGTCATTTTAAATAATGTTATGATAGATATATCGGGGTCTGTATCTTTGTTAATATATTCAACACAACCTTTACTAATATTAGCACATTTAACTGATAATAATATAGGTTTAATTTCATATAGTTCTTGAAGTGTTAAATCAGCTTTATTAAATTTTTCTTTTATTAAATTGGTTATTAATGTTGAAACTAAATCATTACTAAATAACCCAAAATCATCAAATAAATGATTTATATCAATTATATCAGCATCTAAAGCATTCTCAAAACATGCATTTAAAACACAAGCTTCAATCACATCTATATCAAGTTCTAAAAGTATATATACAGACATTAACATACTTATAGAACAACAAATAACATGCTTGATACCGGTTAACTGTTTATCTAAAATATTATTTTCATATAAGTATCTGAATACCCCAATATAAATAGGTGCTTTTGTTGATGCTCCAGATAATATTAATGTATCTAATTTCATTTATATGTTAATATTAAATTATTTTTATATGTTAATATTAAATTATTTTAATATTGTTAAACATATAATATGTCAAGTCAGTTAGATATAAATTCACTATTTGAAAGTACTAATAATAAAACTTTAAGAAGATTAGAAACGTATGATAAAATACTTAAACAATGTCATTGTCGTATTAAACATTATTCAAAGTATGAAAAAACAACATGTTTTTTTGCTATCCCGGAATTCTTAATAGGAGTCCCCCTATACGATGTTACTGATTTAAGAACATATATGATGAACAGTTTAGAAAAAAATGGATTTAAGTTAATGTATTTACACCCTAATTGGTTAATGATTGATTGGAGTGAAAAGAAAAAAACAATTGATAATGCACACAAAGCAGTAACAAGTAAAACACTTGATAAAGCTAAAAAAAAGGTAGATTCTAACTATAAACCAATTGAAGAATATAAACCATCTGGTTCATTTTTATATGGTCAATCGGCTATGAATTCTTTGGAAGAGAAGACTAAGAAAATTTTAGAAGTTAATACATTGAATATTTAACTTATATCAGTAGGATTTCTTTCCTAACTGATACATCAAGTCGAGCATAAACAAATAAAAGATACCAGTGAATATATATAATAGTAGTTGATTGAACTGTTCATCACTTTGATTGGTAAAACCTTCAGTTAATTGTTTATATTTATCTTCTGTTATTTGAACAACGTTTTTTCCGATATCTTCTACAACAGATAATTCTGAAGAAACTTTAGGTTTAGGTTGTTCAACGATAGAATTATACCTTTGTTCTATTTTTCTATTGTTTTCAAGTATATCATTACTAGAAACATTCAATGTATTATTTGAATTTTGATAAGGCGAACCATATCTATTTGTAAATCTATCGTACCCATTGAATGAATCAAGGTTAGGTGCCATGGGTTTTTGAGGAGTATATTCTTTTCTTTCGTCAGACATTTTAGGAATAACTATTTCTGGATCAATAGATTCATCTGCTAACCGCTTACCTAACTTTTCTTGTCTCTTATCTCGTTTAGATTTCTTCTTCCTATTAAAATCTTGACCCCACGCTTCTTCAATAGTAGCATATGACATAACTTATATATAATTTAGAAAATAAATTAGAAAATAATTCTCAAAATATTATATATTATTATATATTATTATATTATTATATTATAATGGATACTTCAACAGCACCGGCGCCACCACGAGCATTACCAGCGGTAGCACCAGCACCATCAGAACCAGAAGCTAGTTCTCGGGGAATAAAAACTAGTAGGTGGGAAATTATTAGAACCAGTTTAGGAATAAGACAAGAGAAACAAAATAAATGGAGAGAATTAATTAATAATATTAAAACTAGAAATAGCGTTTTTGATTTAATAAAAGAAGAATTAGATTCATTATCTAATCATAGTGACCTACATCAGGCTAGAATAGATGAATTAAAAGTTCTGTATAAAAAATATCATCCAAATAATCATGATTGGACAAAAACACCTGAAAGTAATAATAATTTACATATGTTTAATAATAATAAAAATTTGGACGCCTTAACTATAGCAAGCATTTTAAGTAAAGCTAAATCAGTAAAAAATAAAGGTTTATCGCAAATAATAGGAGGAGACCCAACGCCAGTCAATTTTCAAGAAGTAACATCCAGTAATTGTATTGGTTTAAAAGAGTTTATTAAATTATTTGCTGTTAAGTATAAAAATGGTTCATACAATTCTGCATTTGACATGAAATTAAAATATAGATCATTAAAGAAAGGTGGTAGAAAAAAAGATGTATTTATCCTTAAAATTATTTTTGATGACATAATGAAAACACTTACTACTGAATTGAGTTTAAATTATATAGATAAATTATCAGATAAAATTGATACAGAAGATGATGAGCCGGCACCGGAACCGACTACAGAGTATGCGGTAGAGCCCGAACCTGATGATGGTGATTCACCTTTTAAAACACCTGAAGAAATATTAAATATCGTTATAAATATAGTAGAAAGTAAAATAGATAATTTTATAAAAGAAACACAGGGACAAATAGATGAGAACCCTGATTACCTAGAAAAAATAGGTTTAATGAAAGATTATAACTTAAGTGATTTAAGGATAGAATTAATGGAAATTTTTAATTTTTTAATATATTTGATAGGTTCGAATAAATGTGGTGAATTAATAACAGACTTAAATGATAAACTTGAAAAGACGACTAAAACTATTTTAAATAGTATACCAGAAAATAATGATGATGAGGATGGTGGGGATGAGGATGATGATATGTTATCTTCCGTAAAAAGTATTAGTGATTTAATATCAAATTTTGATACAGAACCTGAATCTGAATTAGTTGAGCCTGAGTATAAAATAACTCCTCATATAAAACAACAATTATTTAAAAAGGCATTCATGGCTAAATTAAAAACTAGTGGTGAAGAACTAAGTGAATTAGATAATGGATATGTAACTTCATTCACCAACGCCGTTGCCGTATTTGGAAGCAACGCGATGGGCAAGGTTGATAATGGTATTTATAATTCTGGTGAAGAAGAAGACGAAATAGATTTTAAAAGTGGTTGGGATAACACTAAACCAGTCCTTTCTGGTTTTAAAGATGATGAAACTAAATTATCGATAGCTAAAGGATTAGATAAAATTGTAAATATTTTAGATTTAAATAAAATAACAATAATAGCTGTATATAGTTTATTATCTGGCGATATAGATGCTATATTAAATTCTAAAGTATTTAGTGTTTGTAAAATGTTTAAATTTTTTAATACTTCAAATGATGAAGAAGGAACTAATATGTTAATAGTTGCTTGGCATAATATGAAAGATTATATTATGGATAAATTATTAAATAAATTAATTATATCTGTTAATAAAAATAAAAAAATACGTTCTAGTAAATTAATTAAAAAATATAAAAAATTTATAGATAAGGGTAATGAAGGTAGTGATATTAGATCTAAATTATTAATAAAATTATCAAATATTGTAGGTGAAGTATTAACTAGAGAAATAGGGGGTAATTTAATTAATTTGGTATTAGATTTTTTTTCTAAACTAGCTGAAAAAATCCCTATAGTCGGGTGGTTTGTAAGTGCTATTAATAATTTATTAAGTGCGGGTAAAAATATAATGGAAAATATAATGGATAATCTACTAATATCTGAATTATATGGATTAAAATTAGAAACGAATAAATTTTTAGATGATGCAAAATCAACAACTGAAGAACTTACTAGTGGTGTAAAAGATGGAGAAGATGGAGAAGATGTGTCTGAAAAACCAGATGATGCTGGTGGAGAACCTGTTGATGCGGATGAAGTGGAATCTCCCAGAAACACATACACTAGCGTGCCTGTAAATCTGACATCACTAAGTCTGGCCAATAAGGGTAAGGTGGTAGATAAGAAACCTGTAGCAGAAGGAAAACCCACACCGCGCAGCATCCTGCGCAAAAGCTCAGCCCAGCGTCAAGATGAAAGAAATAGAAGGTTTGATGTAGAATTGGAAACAATATATCAATCAGTTTTGCCATATTATAAAAAAATAACTGAATGGAATGGGGATAATATAAAACAATTAGCTATAGATTCTTTAAAGTTTTTGGAACAGAAAGGTATAGTTATTACCGAAGAACAATTACAACCATTTATCGATATTCTTAATAGTTATATAAATATGAATGTTTTGGATGAAAGTGATTTTAAATCATGGTTTAAACAAGTAGGTAAAAAAATTCTAGAAGTAGAGGAATCTAGGGCAAGAAAGAGTAGGCAAATACGTTCTGGTAAGAAATACATTCCCCCACCCAAACCCACCAGTAGAGGGGGGGGTATAAAAAAAAATACTAAACGAAAAACTAAAAAGAATAAAAGAAATACTAAAAAGAATAAATACAAAAGAAAGACAAAGCGTAAATAATAATATACTACAAATAAAATATTATTCTTATTATGGATTCATTAGAACAATTACAAATATATTTAGATCAGATGAGTGAAAATAAAATTTTCATTGGTTTAATTATGGTTTTAGTCAATATAGGGGCTAGATTTATTATCGAAGAATTGGGTGAAGAACATAAAAAAATAATTCAAAATACATATTTTAGAAAATTTGTAGTATTTTGTTCTGTATTTATGGCGACTCGTGATATAGGTGTAGCATTAATAGTTACTATAATCTTTGCTATAATAATTAATGAAATATTAGGTAAAGAAGAAGAAAATTCTAAAGAAGAAGAAACAGATAAATCTGTAGTTAAATCTAAAATAGATGAACAAATACAATTATTGAATTCTTTAAAAGAAAAAATATAACTTTATAAATTCAAAGTAATTCCACTTTTTCTATCAGTATCTCCACTAATTAATGATATATTATCTAAATCAGGTAATTTATCTGGTTCTAAATTCATAGTCTTAATAATATCATCTAATCCATCTGGTCCGTCCATATCGGGTCTTTGTGGTGAAGCTGGTCGTTGACCCATTCGCTGAGCCATAGGTTGACCTTGTTGTTGAGGTGGTCCTCTAGGTCCAGTAGAAGGAGGCATCATACCCATTCCCCGCATCATTCCTTCCATACCTGGAGGGGCACCACCACCTCCCGGAGCATTCATTGATCCGACAGCAGCTGATGCAAATTGTTTCATTAAATCTGGATTTTGTTTTAATATATCATCCATACCAGGCAATGAAGATTTAAACATTGTATTTTGCAAGTGGAACATAAATGCTGAACTTCCAAGAGCAAATAATAACCGCAATTCTGGTGCAACTTCTGAATCACCTCCACCATATTTAGCATATAATTCTTCAAAAATTTCATCATAATCGTATATACCTTCATTAACGGATTCAGACCACCCATCTAAGTTAACTGAAAATGGGTCAAATTTATTATTTAAGAACTCTAATCCAGTAACACCGGCCATTAAAATCTTCCTTTGAAATTTAACTGAATTATCTATTTCTCTTTGTTTTTTAAGTTTAAGATATTCATTTCGCATTTCATCTAGATTTGAATTCATATTGTAATTCATTGTTGTACGAATACCCTGATCCCCTAATTTCTTAAATTTATAGATATAGTCAATTTTTTCATTCTTTATCTCAGTAGCAGACATTCTATGTATAGGTTTAAATTCATCTTCTACCTGATTAGGTATAATAGTTTCATCTTGTATTGGGTTGTGGGCTGCGGGTTTTTCTTCCTCTTTTTTGTCAACAGAACCAAATAAGTTTATACCAATGCTATCAGCTACTCCCAATTTAGGTTCTTCGGGTTTCGCTATAGGAGAGTTAATAGGTGTTGTAACAGATTTTTCTGAATTATTATCAGACAAAAAATCTATTGAACCAGTGATACCTGAACCATTACTTACTCCAACTTTTTTTGTTTCATTATTATCAATGTTTAATATTTGATCCATATATAGTCAGTTGAAAGTTTTATAAGAAATTATACGTAAATTCTTTAAGCAGAAATAATATCACCGATATTCTGTGGCATTTCTTCAATCGTAGTATTGTAAAATTGTTTAAGTTCTTCTAAATCTTGTAGGTCTCGTTCAGTTACAAAATTAATAGCCACCCCTTTTCTACCATAGCGACCTGATCTACCGATACGGTGGATATATGTTTCTTTTTGAATTGGTAAGTCAAAATTAATAACTAGAGATAATTGTTGAATATCAATACCCCTAGATAATAAGTCAGTTGATAATAAAATGCGAATCTCACCTTGTCTAAATTTATCCATAATATCTGTTCTTTCATTTGTCATTAAGTTACCATGGATCATGCCTACAGGGAAATTATCATCTAACAAACATTGATATACTTGATTTAGTTTATTCTTAGAATTTATATAAATAATACACTGCGCAATATTGATTGTATTATAAATATCTGTTAAAACATCATATTTCCAATTATTCTGTTTCACATTTATATAAAACTGTTGAATACCATCTAGCGTTAATTGTTCTTTTTTTACTAATATTTTTTCTGGATTATTCATAAATTTATCTGTTATTTCTAAGAGTTCATCTGGAAATGTTGCGCTAAACAAGGCTACTTGAGAATCTCTTGGTAATGATTGAAAAATTATGTGAATCATTTCTTGAAATCCCTGACTAAGCATTTCATCTGCTTCATCTATTACAACCATTTTAAGTTTATCTGTAAATAAATGTCTTTTAGAAATCATATCAATGATTCTACCAGGTGTTCCTACAATAACCTGTGGATCAGACTTTAGGTCGGAAATACAATCACTAACACGTGTCCCACCCACTACTTTACAAAAGGTGGTATCTGTATATGTTGATAGTTCTTTCATCACATTAAATGTTTGTTCGGCTAATTCTCTAGTTGGTGATAGAACAATTAACTGTGTTTGTTTTAAAGAAGTATCTATTCTACATAGAGAACCTATGGAGAAAGCACCTGTCTTACCTGTTCCAGATTGTGCTTGTGCTATCATATCTTTTCCAGATATTAATATAGGTATAGCTTTGTCCTGAATAATAGAGGGTTTTTCGAAACCGTATCCATAGATACCTCTCAATAAATTTTCATTAATACCCAATTGATCAAATGATAATTCTGATAATTCTAATACTTTTTCCCCCGACATTTATATAAAATGATTAAATTGTCTTTATATTAAAAATTATTAACAATAAGGTTTTATTAAATTTGCTACAGGGACAATATCTGCCCCTTTACATTGTCCTATTTCATTTTTATCTTTGAATAATATGAAGGTTGGAACGCTCTTAATATTACATTTTTCACATAAATCATCATTTTCGTCAATATCCACTGTATAGAATTTAATTTTAGTAGAATCAAGACCTTCCATTAATTTAATTATCATAGGTTTTATCTTTTGACAAGGACCACACCATTTTGCTGTGAAATAAAAAAGTAAATACTCAGGTTGTTCTATAATAGTTTTAACATTATCACAATTAATACATTCCATCTTTAACTAATCAATTTATTTTAATTTTAAATAAATTAATAATCATCACACGACACATCTTCACTTGAATCACTTGATTCATTTTCAATGAGTCGCTCATGTTCTTCATTCTCAAGTTGTTCATAATATACTTTAGACCGTGTAGGGTTTAGTAGAAATTCTGTATCAAGGTTTTCTTCATATTTAGCATATTCTTCAGTAGACATATGTTTTATCTCTGTATCTGTCAAGAAGTTAAATGGTTCATACTTTGGTTTTGTTCGAATTACTGGCATAGGTTCATTAAAGTCTTCTTTATTTACAATTAGATCGTAATAACCTTTAGGTAGAACATCATCCATTTTCCTATTACAAGAATATGAACAAGCGTGATACAAATTATCTGGAAAATCAACAGTGATCCAGGGTTTTCCTTCTTTCACAGATTGACAACTACAGCAGGTGTAACTCGCAATAGTTTCTTCTTTGGGTATATTAGCCAAGACTTTATCTTTCATAGATAGAGATTTTGTAGATGTAATCATTTTAAAACTGTTAAATATAGTAAAAGAGTAATATTTAGTTGATTGATAGAATCAACAAAATCAAATTTGTAAATAAATGATAATTTTTAAAATAGTTATTTATAATATATATGACTTCTAGTGAATCATCAAAAATAAATGATCCATTTAAAGTTTTAGTAAGAGTTGGTGTAAGTATTCCATTAATAATACTCATAATAGTTGTGTGGGCTTACTTCATAATCCATGCAAGTGCACCTTTGGTAAAAAATACAGATAGTTCATCTACATTAGATCCTGGTGGAACAACTACTTCACATACTGAGATAAATGGTTGGGATCCGTTTGGTGCTTTTTGTGATTCTCAAGTAGTCCGTGATAATCCTGGTACAATTAGTGCTAATGCTCCTGCACAAGATGATTTACAATGTGAAAGTGGTAAAGGTGTATATAATTGTAGTGATGTTCAAGATACTAATATTACTATAATAAATGGTGACACCAATATTGATAAAGTTAATCCTATTAGTCCAGATTCATTTAGATGTTTAAGTGGTAAAGAATTTGATGAAAATAAAAGTTGGTGTGATGACCTTGGTTTAATTAAAGATGATACTACAGTCACCACAGGTGCTACCGATGCTAGTCGTAATATAAGCGAATATGAACAAAAAGTTAGATATCATTGTTGTGATGATATACAATATGAAGAAAATATAAATTATATAGGTTTAGCAATTTATTTAGTTATTACCTTGCCTATCGTATTTTTATTAATTGAAAAAATATTAGATGTTTTCATTTATAGAGATCAACCTTTTCAAAAAGATATCAGTAATCAGTTCAAGCGGTTAGGCGGATACATATCAAATAATGGTGCTAAATTAGTTATATTAGTTTTAGTATTTTATTATTTATTATTTCCATTATTAAGATTTTTCTTTGTTTCATATAAATGTGAAGGAACACACGATTCAACGCGTGAGGGTAATTGTTATAATCCATGTACTAGAGATGATGATTGTCGTACTAGACCTAATCCAAGTTGTCCTGTTTGTGTAAATAATATATGTTCTGAAGGAAGCTTTTCAGATACACAGACAGATGTTAGAAGAGTTGGTCTTAAAGTGGGTGTTTGTAGTATTCGTAATATCATAGGTGATTTGACACAGGTGGAAATTAATGATATTTCTGAACAATTTGTTCCGGTAGGTGACGATATCATAAATTGGATTGATAATGCCGCTGCTGATGGTGATACAGTTGAAAATAGAGAACAAAAAGTAACATCTTATTATTATAAATTTTACCCTAGACAAGAATTAATTATTAATGATACTAACGAACCCATTAGAGTTAGAATAGCTAACCCTGAAGGTGTTAGTATAGACAGATTTAAATATCAATTAAATAATTATTTGTTATTAGATGATTATCAATCTACGAGTACAGATGCTTGTTCTACTTTAGATTCAGAAAAAAAATGTAATGATAATTTTAATTGTAAATATATAAATGGTTCTTGTCTGGATGATACTCCTTGTAAAAGGTATTTATTACCCACTATAGAATCAATTAATGCTGTTCAAGATTTAAATGATGATTTAGATTTACATAACAAAGTTATTAGAAATGGTATTGATATTAATGCTCAAGGAGTTCTAGGAGATAATGTATATCCGTGTAATGATGTAGTTATACCGAGAGTTGATAAAGTATTAGCACAGAATACTATAGATTCTAGCAGAATATTGGATAATGATTTTAATGACTGGATAAACATGTTTGAGTTAAAAAGAGTAGAATGTGCAGATAAAATGGGTCAATGTTATATGGATGATTATGTATGCGAAACAAATGATGGTGTTCCTATACCACTTAAAAATTTAGATCATCCATTACCCAATGAATATACTATAGGCGAAGTAAGCAATACTGGTTGTAGTAACGCCGTTTATCCATGTGAAGAAATACATTTAGATCAACCTTGTACATCTTTAGATGTAGATGTTAATGGATATTTAGTGGAAACCCCTGAAGGAGGTATTTGTAAGGAAGCACAGTGGTCGGGTGGTAATTGGGTAACACCGTTTGGTTCAACCAACACAGCTCCTCATAAATGTATACCTAATAAAAATATTGATAATGGCTCTATAAAATCGGCTGATCTAGTCCCAACTATAGAAGGAGCTAAAGTAGCAAGTTGGGTTGGAACAGCTGGGAACCCATCATCATTGCCTACTACTTCGTGTAAATCTGTAAATAGAATAACACGGACAACTATTGATAATCAACCAGATTATGGTATATCTAATTATTTCCGATGGTATACAACGGATGATAATAGTGATACTAAATTATGTAGTAATAAACAAGATCTTTCATGTGGTTCTGGTAAATATGTAAATCATTTAGGAACATATCAAAATGATATGGATGATTCTGAAATTACAGAAACTTGTTGTTTAGATGAACCACAGGATAGACCTGTTCCTTTAATAGTAACAATGGCCGATGCTACAGACCCACAAGATGTTAGTGGTATATCTCCTATTCCATTATCTAGAAGAAATTAGAAATTATAAATTAATTTCTAATATGGTAATATATGTTAGTAAATAAACTGTATTTACTACTAATAGTTATAGTAGTAATATTATTATGTAAAAATACAATAGAAGGGTTAAAAGGTTATAAATATGATGGTCTTAATTATTCACATTGTGCTTCAATTCCTGGAAGTATTCTTTGTGAACTAAGTCATGAAGATTGTATAAAAGGTGATTTTAGTGGATTTAAAAATGATGGAGAACACTGTTCTGTAGATGGCTATAGCGGGACTTGTATTACAATACAAGTTGATGAGGGTGGTAAAAAATTATGTAATGTTACTAATGATGAAATTAATAGAATTTATCAAAGTGAATTAAATAGTAATCCACCTATAGATACATATTCAGGTAATAATTATTATACTATTAAAAAGGTAAATACTTCGCCTGATTCGCCACAACAATCAACAACTTCAACTCCACAACAACCAACCACACTATATGCTTATACACATGCACCAGCTTGTTCTGAAGATAGTTCTATAGCATCTAGATGTGCTAGTTTGATGGAAGGTGAATATGTAAATTGTAGTAATAACCCTGATTGTTGTTTATGTAATCAATCTAATTGGAATAAAGTTTATACATCTAAAAATAGTGATACACCTGGTAACAAACTGGCGCAAAAAAGTTTTAATAACATTCCTTTATTTAATAATGTTCCTAGTGGAGATAAAGAAGGTTATAATATAGTAAAATTAGATGATACAAATAAAGGTAATTTTACTGATAGGCTTTCTAATGATAATTTTAAAAGATATTTTGAATTACCAGTCGGTGTTTCAGATAAATATTACACACCATCTAAGGGATATTTCTTTAATCAGTATAATGATAATTATGAAACTTTACATGAATTTAATTTAAATGAATATCCTGGTTATATAGAAAGTGGTTCAGGATCAATTATGAATGAATTTTTTTATGAAGAGTGTTTATATGAAAAAGATGATCATGATCAATGTGTTTGTAATAATACTTCAGAACCTAGTGCTAGTGGAATAAATCCACGTAACCCCAATTGTATTCCTTGTCCTAGTGGAGAACATATTCAAGCACCAGGTGGTAAATGTGTCGCTTGTTCCGAAAGTAATAAAGTATTAGATACAAGAGATGGAACATGCGTAACATGTGATTCACTAGATTATTGTAATGGTAGATATAAGTGTATATATGCTGAAAATGAACAAGGTGAAGGAGAATGTCATCAAATAGATTTACATGAAAATCAACAAGTTATACGAAGTGATTGTGTTCCTAAAAATACAGTAGATGCTGCTGCTGCTGCAGATGCTTGTGGATTAGTATCAGGGGCGTATCATTTAAGTAGTGATACTTCTACTTTAGATGAATTTTATAGTGCATGCTCTAGTAATTGTGAAGTTGTACAAAGTATAATCGATAGCACTGAAGGATATATTAACTATAATAGTGAATCAGTTACTACACCTGTAGCTACATCTGGTGTAATAAATAATGATTACAATTTAATTACAAATGAATATTGTAAAAGTATTGATGATGCAAATAAATGTGACCAAATAAAACATTGTGAATGGAAAACAGATAAATGTTTACTTGATATACATGGTACAACTGAAACTAATCAATTAAGTGATAATTTATATTATATCCCTTTACCTAATGTATTTAATAACTCATTAGAGTTAAATGATTGTAGCACTGGAACAGAGTGTAGTAATGTAGATAGATGTAGTATTTCTACACCATTACCAATTGAATATGAATCATCATTAGATGGTGGTATAGTAAATAATGAATTATTTGATAGAAATATAAAATGTAAAAATTTATCAAGTGATAGAAATCATATAAATGATATAAAATATGATGGTGATCCAAAGGGTTTTTGTTTTAATGATGGAACAACAAATACAATGACACCTGTAGGATGTCTTGATTCAACAGAATTAAATGATTTAATTTTACATAAATCTGGAGATTACATTACTACAGTTGTAACTAAAGCATATTTAACTGATTTAATAAATATGAGAGAATCTGTTGCTGAAGTCTCAGCACCAGCAGAACCAGCACCAGCAGAACCATCTACACCTCCAGAAATACAAAGTATAGGTATAACAACCAATCATAATTTAATAACAGACCCCCTTTTAGAAGGTGATTGTATAAGTGATCCTAGTGATTCTAGTAATTGTGATATAGATCTAACTAAATCATCAAAATTAATAGATACTTGTAGAGAATTATGCGAGAATAATACAGAAATATGTAATGAGTATGGTGTTAAATTTCCTACTAGTGTAGATGATTATTCTAATGCAGGTTGTTATTTGTCTAAATATTGTACTGAGGGGGGTAATTCAGATTGTATACAACAACCGTGTACTGCTATAGGTGAACCTTATTCTGACTGTATACAACAACCGTGTACTGCTATAGGTGAACCTTATTCTGGGTGTATTCCACAAAATTGTACTGGTATAGATTTGCCTTATCAAGGTTGTAAACCTACATATACTCAACATAGTGATGGTAACTTGTGTAACGCCCAGATAACGAGTACTCTATCGACTGCGACCGAAGAAGGTTGTAGAAATCATTGTGATGGTACAACCGAGTGTCTTGCTTATTACCTTGAGACACACAGTGGTGGAAGATATGGTGGTGAAACTTACACTTGTCATATATGGAATAATAACCAAGGTATTTCTGGGCCTCAATACGTTGATTGTGAACCAACTGAAGTCTGTACTTCACCCGGATATCCTTGCTATGAAAAAAATATATTTTGTAATACATCTTTAACTGATCCACGTGAAGGTTGTATTCCACCACCATGTACAGGTGTTGACCAACCTTATGTTGGTTGTTTAGAACAACCATGTACAGGTGTTGACCAACCTTATGTAGGTTGTATCCCTAACTACATAGCTTTTCCCGATAATCATTATTGCAATATGATACGACCATTTGGAGGTGTTAATACAGATGAAGGTGACGATATAACTGATAATAGTTGTAGAATTAGGTGTTCTCAATTGGATAATTGTACTGGTTATCAATTTAATTCTGCTACTGCTACTAGAGATCAACAATGTCTTATATATGGTGGTGCGACATTTGGTGATGTGGATACACCTTCACTAGGTTCGTATTGTTATAAAAAAGATATTTAATTCATTTTTCAGGAATATCTTTAATTGTAAAAATACCTTTTCTATTCTTAACATGAACTATACTTGTTTCAGTTTCATAAAATACTAAAGCAAGTAATTCACTATCTTTTCTATGATATGATACTAATATATCATGTTGTAACCTCTTAGTCTGTAATTTACTGATACAACAGATACCTATATTTTTAAAATATTCGGTTAAATTATCTAATCCTTCTTTGCTAATACTATTAATAAGTGATTCAATTAATTCTAATGTTATTTCTGAATCATCAAATAATTCATTTAATATCACATGTATTATTTGTGTAAAAGAATAATCTTCTTTTTTATAGGTTATTAAATCTATTTTACGACCAAACATTCTATGTAAAATTTGAGGATATTGTTTTGTAAATTCACCTTGAACTGATTTAATTGTTTTAGCTTTCAGATGCTGTAATTGAAGTAATTTAGATTTAGATAATGCTTCATTATAAGAAATATAATTACGTATATATTTACTTATCCTCACAAAATACTCTAGATGATAATCATTTACAATATCTTGATAAGAAAATAATAATTCATTTTCTTTTAATGATGATTTTAGTTTAGATAAATTAATATTTAATTGTAAAAATCTTTCATAATCCCTTTCACTGTAGCTAAGTAAACATTCTATCATTAATTTTAATAATTTATAGTATATCAATTCAGCATTCATTGTTTTACCGGTTATATCTGTAAATGGTCTAATCAATAGTAAATCTTTATATTCATATAAACTTAAATCATCTATTTCTGTATCTTCTATTGATAACAGTTTCCTGACATTATTATCCATTAATTCAAATATTTTTTCTGATTTATGTTGCCGTAACATTATTGGATTATTCTTAATTTTATGAATATCTTTTAAAAGTTTCGGTTTATCTTTTAACATCAAATATACTTTTTGAAAGAATAATTTATGAACACTTTTCATATATTCATTTCTATTCAAATAATCTACGCGTTTATCAAATGAGTTTTCATGTAATCCTATATTTTTATCTATTAAACTATAACTTTCAGCAATACAAACATCTTCTTTGAACCTTTTATCATCATATTCTTCTTCTACCACAGGTGTATAGGCGCCGTTCAACAAAATTAATTCTTTTATAACTAATTTCAAAGATTTTTTAGATACATTTATAACCGATAATGATGAGTTTAACAAATAATCTTTACCAGAAAGTCTATCAATCATAGTAAAGGTATTAATTACATCATCATATTTGGGATATCCTTTTTTAAGGATAGATGGAAAGTATATTAAATTCATGTATTCCCTTATCCCAGAAGGTTCAACGGGTAATAATACATTATTATATGTCTGTATATATATTACTTTTGAATATGAATCATATACATAAGCATTAATGGGTATTTCATTGTCTTTCATAATTAATTCTAAATCATTTAGTTTAATTAACGTAGATACAATATTATTTTGATTAATAAATTCATCTATTTTTTTTTGGATTATTTCATAAATATTCCTAAAATTATCATTTTCACTATAGAATTCATTAGATTCATCAACAGATTTGATTATACCGGTGTATATAAATTTACCGACACTAGTATCCCATTTACGATATAATATTGGTTCATATGAATATCTACTTTCTTTATATAATAATATCATTGAATCAGATAGATTATTAAATCCACCTAATGGAGGTGATACCGTTATATCTTCATTAACTTTTTCGAATACTACTATAGATAAATTTGTTACTGAAGATAATGTTGAAGATGGATATTTAGCTATAGTTGATAGAACCGGTATTAGGAACTCATCTGTAACAAATTCATATTCATCTTTGATATATTTTTCAAACTGAACAATCGATGAAAATATATTTATTTCATTATTTAATAATAGTCTCTCATTGGTTGAGCCTTTCTTTAAAATTTCTATAAATAGTTCTACAGGTGTTAATGATTTCTTTTTCTTATTTTTCCTAGCTGTTTGAATTCTTTTAATATTTTTATCAACAAATGGATAAATCTTTTTAACATAATTTAAGAATTGTATTGCTTTATTATGAGGAAATTCTATGATATCCATTTTAAATTTATTAATGAAATCACCATCCGCTATTGACTGGATAATTGCTTTATCCTGTTTATATAATATTTTTAAATCATTAATGATGTTTTTACATAATACTTCTTTGGTTGAATTATTTGGTAGTATTTCAGTAAATGATTCTAATAGCGACTGATCACCTTTAGAATTTGCTCTAAATACACCTTTTCTTACTAAACCTGGAAATTTATCTGAATCTGAATTTTGTTTAATTAAATTCTGAATAGTTGGGTGGATGTGACCATATGCATCAATATCTAGGGGAAATGAATTAACTAATGTATTGGCTGAACGATGTCTTCGTACATCTCTTATAGAGAATTCTTTAATAGAACCCCCCTGTCTAACTTTAACTGTATCTTTTGAAACTGATACAACTGTTCCTAGTTTCCATTGAAATTTACCACCTACATTTACTAAAACGTCTACTTCCCATCCTTTCACTAATTTTTTAGATCCAGTAAAACAACACGGTAAATCATAATTACTGTGACACCCTTTTAACAATTCAATTCTATACCGTTCTATATCATTACCACTTTGATTCCAGTATCCACCTTCATCACGAACTAATACATAATTATCCGTTTTTTGTTTTTGTGAAGTTGTCATTTTATTGTCAACTATAAAATCCTTAAATTCATGTATTTTACTAGAGTCTCTAGGTTTTTCATCTTTTATATCCCAAAACTTAGGACAAATATAATAGATGTTAGGATCTCTTCCGGGTATATTTAACGCTTTTGAAAATGTTATACCTTCACCTTCCTCAGATTCATTGTATTTATCTAACATTTGTTTCGTAATAGCTACAGGTTGTCTCCCGTATTGTGCTCCACACATAACAGGATAACTATTTTTACGTGGTATATTAGATTGTTTTGAAAAAATTTCTTTATCATATTTTTTGAGACGGTTTAAATAATAACGACTAACATTGTATCCGCCTGTTTGTTTTGAAACGTCTCTTTGATTAATTTTACAAGTAGATCCTTTACATCCACCCTTACATTGTTTTTTATTACAATTTTTACAGTAACCTCCCTCAGATGAACTTTCATCTAAACGTTCCATTGAAAAATCTTCTGATTCAGCCAAACTGCTTTCAGCACTAGACATTCTTAGAGCAGAACCATCATTTGATGATTTAGATGAATTTTTAGATCCTTCAGAACCTTGAGCATCTATAGTTGCTTGAATAACTTCTTCTTGATCTATTTTACCACTTAAAACTGAATCAGGTAATTCTGAATCAGTTAAATCTTCATCTAACTGAAGAATACCTGAACTGGATGAATCCGATGGTTGATCAGCTTGTGATGGTTCAAATAATTCATCTATTATTTCACCTATAGCTTCAACTTGTTCTTGTATTGCTAATTCTTGTTCTATTTCTTCAACATTAATATCATCAAATAATGTATCTTCTTTATTTGATATTAAATTATTAGGATCTTTCTTACCTGTAATATAATTCTCATAATAATCCATCATAAAATTTAATAAATGATAAATACGACCAAGTAGTCCATAACCTGTTATCCCTATAACATCTACTTTTACATTTGTTCCTATCAAATCTATTACCAATTCTATGCCTTCATCACCGCCTTTAAAATATGAATTGGGGTCACTTAACCAATTATCATATTCTTCTGTAGCTTCATCATGACTAATATTAAACATTGTTTCTAATTCACTTATTATTTCATCTCTAGTCAACCCTCTCCTAGATTTTTCTAGAGAAGTTATCACTGCGGATATTGATTGTCCGTATTGATTTACCTTTTTATAAATACATGAAATTTTATTTCCTACTATTCTATTGAAACGTATAAAAGTGTTCATATTTTTGATTAATTTTTCAAATATTTCTATTTTATAATTCTTGATTGGATAGATCAATTGTATAGTTGTGTAACTAACCGAATTTTCATATTTAGGATCTAATAATTTAATAGGTTTATCACTAAATATTTTGAATTTATTCAGATAATCTATAAATTTATTTGCTTCTAACATTATTTTATTCACATATGATGAAGAAATGAACATTGATTTACCCGATAATAATAATTTTGTTAAACCAGATGAATATATTAATAATGTTGCTTGTTCTTCTCCTGTAAATAATTTAAAACACACAGTATTTTTCTCATCCATAAATCTTAAGGTTGTGCTTGGTAAGCTAGTAACTTGATTTTTAAACCATGTATTGAATGTATCTACTGTAACATAATTTTTATCATTAAATGAATTTATAGCTATTGCATCTTTGAGCAACTTACAGTACCTTGTTGTATAATCTTCTAAAGTTATTTTAGAGAAAGGTATCGTTAAATTTAATTTAGACTGATTCCCCAAATTTATATCTGAGAATAACCTTGTTAAATGAACTATATTTTCTTCTTCTAGATTTTCATCTTCTAGATTTGATAATGATAATAATTGTAAGTCAAACTCTTCGGGTAATATAACTTTAGATGTAGAATATAACATATCACTCTGTTCAAGCATTCTACTAACAACTTTTCTTTCTAAATTTAATTTATCTTTGGAAACATTTATAACATCATATATTTGTTCTTCAGTTAGTGACGGCCAAAACTTAACCAATTTACCATTATATAAATCTTTAAGAGTAAATTTAGTAGATTGTAAGCAAATATCGTCTGTAATATCTTTTTTATAGTTCAATTCTAAATAATCAAAATAATCTTGTATGGTTGTGTAGAAAATTGTTTTAATATCATATTCTTCAATCAAATTATGTAAATGAGATTTATCTATTAAAGCTAAAATACGATAACCTTCTTCGGTTATAAAACGATTATCTAAAGAGGTTTTATTTTTAAAAGGAAAATCTAATTCAATGGAAGGATAATTAAAACCTAACGGTATAATATCTGTTCCTACTTTATACCATGCAAAAATATGATCACTTACAGTTATAGAATGTAAAGATGATAATTTTAATAATACTTCTTTACATGTGTCATCAGTATAAATAGGTATTTTCTTAGATGCGATATTTTTAGGTGATTTAACATATTTAATCTGTATATCACTTAAATTTTTGGTTTTTGATAGATTATTCATTGTGCTATCAAATAAAGAAAGATTACTCATATAAAATAGATTATAAAATAAAAAATAAAAATGTAACAATTAACTAAACTTAATTTTATTCTTTATTTTATACTGGATTACCTCTCCAATTATACTTTTGCTGGGTATCGTATTCTTTTGCCGGTTGCCAACTATTACCGGGTCGTCCCAAATTAGCAACTATTCTCCCTACCCTTTTAGATTTGTACCATGGGGGACTAGGTGTTTCTGGTTGAAGCGGTGGGGGAGAATATGTTGTTCCTGCTACTGCTTCTGGTTCTCCATACAAAGGAGGGCGTGCCTCAGGTGGCAGCATCCACCATTCCGTCGGATATTTCTTCTCATCCGTTGTACTCATCGTTGGGCCATCAATTCTATTCTTAAGGCCATATATCGTTGGGTCAACTATACCAATCCCATGACGGTTCTCTATGGAAGATTCATCCTCTAGTCGGCTTGCGCTGACCACTCTACTGTCAGGAATTGTTAAATCAGTCCCTAATTTGAATTTTTTATTATAGTACAGTTGGTTTAGACCTGTATGTTCATCCCAATTCTCACGTTTCAAGTCTATTAGCCTCTGTTTTATTACTCTATAGTGTTTACTATCTTCACCATATGTATGAAGTGCCTCTTCAGCCATAGCAGTATATTTTTTTATATCACTCGCACTACCTCCTATTCTTAACGTTCTTTTTTTTCTATTAGTTTTCCTATATTTTCTATTAGTTTTCCTATATTTTCTATTAGTTTTCCTATATTTTCTATTAGTTTTCCTATATTTTCTATTAGTTTTCCTAATGTATTTTCTATTAGTTTTCCTAGTAGATTTTTTAGAAATACTTGAAACAATTCGTTTATTCATTATATATATTTTTGTAACTAAAAATGATAAGGACTAGAATTAATCTCTAATCCACAATACATTTTAGGGTTTTTAGAGTAATCTTCGGCTTTATAAACTCCTATTTTTTCACCTTCTTCTAGTAAATATCTCATATTATTCCAAAATTTTTTGGTGTGCCCCACTTCATCTGTCATAACATGTGCTATTTCATGGATAGCTACAAATATAATTAAATTTAATTCAATAAATGTATCATCTTTAGCATCTCTTAAACATAGAGCTAATTGCTCCCCTTTATTTACAGAATATGCTGTATATTTACCACCGGGTGTATTTTCTATAATATTTCTACTGTTGAAATTTCGTTTTAATTGTTGGATACCTTCTCTATCAGGGTCGTTAGAAACAACATACTCAACTAATTTTGTTAGTTTATCACTTATATCTGCTAATAAGTTTGCCGCATCTAAACTATCAGGTAAATCCCTAACTTCATATTCTCTATTATCTACCGTTGATTTTACAGTCTTTTTATTTAATTTTTGAATTATATAATGACATATATAACCTACTATAACAACCCCCAATAATAAAGTCGCTAACTGTTCCATACTATGACTTATATTAAAATTAGACCTATATTAAATTTCAAGTAAATTTGATTTTTGATTACTTAAATCTTTCTCAATACATATACATATATATATGAAATTCCAAGTTACAGATATTTTATCCGATGATATGGAAGATAATTCTAATAAAAATGAAAAAAAAATAATTATTACCGTCTATGGTAAAACGGAAGATAATAAATCTATAATTTGCAGCTTTACTGGATATAAACCATATTTCTATATGAGGATACCTAAATCATGGAGTAAATCCGATGTAAATAAATTCATTGAGGAGAAAGATGATGACGGTAAAGTTATTGGTGGCATCAATAGTATCATTAAACCTAAATATGGATACAACCCTAAGACAGATTTATGTAAGATAACAAAAAATGATATCTACAATTTCAAAGATTTATATGGTTATCGTTGTGATGAAGATAAACAGGAACTTACATCAAAGTTTGTAAAACTTAAATTCACTTCACATACAGCGATGAATACTTATAGTGAAGCAATTAGAGAAATGTATAGCACTTTAAAAAGAGAAAAAAAAGTATCTAAGACATTTAGAGCATGGTTAAAAATGGATAAATATGAAGGATGTGATAGTAATCTATATGAAGCAGGAGTTCATCCTGTTATTAGATTTATCCATGAAACAAATATTCAACCAGCGAACTGGGTAGAACTGGATGTTACCGAAGAAGATTATGAACAATCTAAAACATTGTATCCCGATATTGATATTTATATTAGAGATTTAACTCTGGATAAATTGAAACCTATTGATAGTGATACAATGTCTCCTTATGTGATAGCATCTTTTGATATAGAGTGTGATAGTTCACATGGTGACTTTCCTCAACCTACTAAAGATTTTAAGAAATTAGCTATCGATATCTACGACACACTCTTAAATCTATATGAAAAATCAGCCGGTGATTTGGACACTATCATCACTAAATATCTCAAACATATGGTAAAGGCGGGATTTAATGATAAAATAAAATTACACCTTGAAAAAAGTGAAAATATTTATATTAATGAAGTTTACATAACAGAATCTAAGAAACCTACAGAAGAATCTATAAGTGAATTTACCGATTTATTTGATGATGATAGTTTCAAAAAAGAATTACTAGATTTGAAAAAGAGGGATTCAGTTATTAAAGTTATTACTAAAAGACTTAATAAATTAGTAGATGGTGAAGGTGATACATTAGTAGTAGAAGGTGATAAAGTAATTCAGATAGGGACGGTGTTTCATCGTTATGGAGACTCAGAACCATATAAACGTCATATATTAGTAATCGCACCTGAAGATGATTTACCTGATGAAGAAATATGTTCCCCTCTAGATAATATAGAAGTAGTGCCCTGTAAGAATGAGTTACAACTACTTTTAAGATGGACTGAAATAATTAGAGAAGTTGATCCTGAATATATAACAGGTTACAATATCTTTGGTTTTGATTTTGCTTATATGATGGACCGTATTAGCGTATACGATAAACCGTATAAATATAAATTTATGAATATGGGTAAAATTGATTCAAACAATAAAGTTGTTTCTAAAAATCATCGTTCTAAGAAATGTGGTGAAAAGAAAATAAAAGTAAGCAATTTTGGAACAGCTGATTATAATCGTTATATTCACATGGATGGACGTATCATCTATGATCTCCAAAAAGAAGTTGAAAAAGGTCATAACTTAGAATCTTATAAACTGGATAATGTTGCCGCGCATTTTATGCGAGGTAAAATTAAAAGTATTGAATCATGGAAACGACCTAAGTTGAAGGGTAAATCTAAATTATATACAACTGAATTTGGACATCTTAAAGATGGAGATTATATTTCACTTCGTCTTCATAGTAATATTGGTGAAACTTACTATAATGATAATAAAAAGTTTAAAGTTTATAAAGTCAATAGAGATGAGTCTTGTTTATACTTGAAAGAAGATTATATTAAGTTTTCAGAAGTAAAAGATGAATCTGGTAGATTAGTATCAACTTGGGATCCCACTAAATCAGAGTATTTCAAGATTGAATGGTGTTTGATGAAAGACGATGTTTCACCTCAAGATATTTTCAAAAAGCATAAAACAGGGGGTCCTTCTGGTCGTGCTGAAGTAGCCAAATACTGTATTCAGGATTGTGAACTTTGTATTAATTTAACAATGGCATTAGATATCATACCTAATAATATTGCAATGGCTAATGTATGTTGTGTCCCACAATCTTATATTTATTTGAGGGGTCAGGGTGCTAAGATCTTTTCACTAATTACTAAAGTATGTAATTCTAATGATGTTCGTATCCCTACTTTAGCAAGACCATTCCATATCCATGATTATGTTAAAGATTATATTAAGAATGGTCGTGAATATGTCAAAAATAAGATTATAAAAGATATTAGACAAGAGCGTGGTGGATGGTTACTTAATACAGATAAAAATGGAAAATATGAAACACCTGATTATAGAGTTATTAATGAATGGTATTTAAAAGATATTCTAGATCAGATAGAATCACCACCACCAAGAGCTGGTTACGAAGGAGCGATTGTCTTAGATCCAACGCCGGGTATTTATTTGGAAGATCCTGTGGGTGTGGTGGATTATGCTTCACTTTATCCAAGTTCTATCATAGAGAAAAATATTTCACACGATACAATTATCTTAGATGAACAATATTTGAACAGATTAACACCGGGTGTTGATTATGAAACAATTGAATATGATAATTACAAGTATGTTGAAGAAGAAGGTAAGCTAACTATTAGTAAGAAAATTGATGAAAATCAAAAGAAAATAGTTTGTCATTTCAAGAAGCGGAACAAGGGAGAACCGATGGGTATTATTCCTATGGCTGTATCACATCTACTAAGTCAAAGACGTGCTACTAAGAAACGTCTTAAGAATGAAAAGAATGAATTTAAGAAAAAGGTTTTAGACGGTCTACAACTTTCATATAAGTTAGTTGCTAATTCTATTTATGGTCAAATGGGTGCTAAAACAAGTCCTATATACTTTAATAAGTTAGCAGCATGTACAACATCTATCGGTAGAAGTCGTATCTATGATGCGAAGGATGGTGTTGAACTAAGATGGTGGAAAGAATCAAAGTGGGCTATAAGTAACGGTTGTAGGGCACCCGAAGTTATTTATGGGGATACAGATTCTGTATTCATTAAGTGGCAACGCTATAAGAATGATAGACTATTGGTAGGCAAAGAAGCATTACAATTCTGTATAGAATGTGGTAAAGATGCAGGGGAATGGGTAACCGAACATTTGATGAACCCTACCTTTGTAGAAGATCCTGCTATGGGAATCTATAAACCCCAAGACTTAGAATATGAAAAAACGTTTTATCCATTTATTCTGATATCTAAGAAACGTTATGTTGCAGATAAATATGAGTTTGATATCAATTATTGTAGTCGTAACTCTATGGGTATCGTATTAAAGAGAAGGGATAATGCTCCAATTGTGAAGCATGTCTTTGGTAACGTAATTGAGAAAATTATGATTGATAAAGATTTACAGAAAACATCTACTTGGGTAAAAGAAACTCTTAAAGATATTCGCGACGCTAAATTTACTATGAGAAATTTCATTATTACAAAATCTTTAAGAGGTTATTATAAGAATCCTACATCCATAGCACACAAAGTGTTAGCAGATAGAATGGGTGAAAGGGATCCAGGTAATAAACCTAAAGCAGGCGACAGAATTGGTTTTGCTTATAGAGTTTTACCAGAACATATGTTAAAAGATAAAGATAATGTTTATAAAAGCGGTCCAAGAAAAGGTCTTCCAAAAGACAAAAAAGTTTTACAAGGCGATAGAATTGAAGATCCAGATTATATTGTTGAACAGAATATATCTTTGGATTATGAATTTTACATAACCAATCAAATTATGAATCCAGTTAAACAAGTCTTTGACTTAGAAATGGATGAAAAAGAAACAGAACTTATATTCTTAAAATAAAAATATAATCTTAAGTAAAATGCTAGGAACTGTTATGTTAGGTGGTGGTAAAGAAATTAAATCTTTGTTAAAGTCTGAGAAAGTATCTCCAGTAGCATTAGTGGTAATGCTTATTGTTTTATTTTTATTAAGAGCTATGATCGTTCAATTCGCATACAATAGCGTAGCACCTAAATTAATTGGTAACTGGTCATCGGTATCAGATAAAGATCGTAAGTTCGATTCCTTAACTTTTAATGAAGCTCTATTATTCACAATCTTAATTTCATTTTTATTTATTTAAATTTAATTACTTAAAATTATTTTATTATCTCTTATTATAAAATGAGTGAATATGTTGAAGAACCTGTTGTCAATGAAGTTGAAGAAGAATCTACTGATACGGAAGAAGTACCTGTAGAAGAGACACCTGTAGAAGAGACACCTGTAGAAGAGACACCTGTAGAAGAAGCACCTGTAGAAGAAGCACCTGTTGAAGAAGCACCTGTAGAAGAACCAGCTCCTGTATCTACTCAAGAAGTTGTACAAAATGTACAAGAAATGTTAACGACTGAACCAGCTGTATCATCAGATTCGGCAAGTTTAGAAGAAAGAGTTAAGGTATTAGAAGAAAGACTTGAAGGTTTAGTTCAAGTTTTGAAAACTCGTGGTATTATATCAAATAGGAATTACCTAAACATTAATATATGATTTAATATATGATTTAATATACCGTGTTACTACTTTAAAAGAGTAAATAATTTAATGTTTTTTATATTTATTTATAGTTAATTGCTTAATCTAATTAAGCAATATAGTTTAATTGGAATATGCTAAACCACCCATACCGCTCATAATGCGAAGGACATTATAATTTACGGCATAAATATGAGGATTCGCCCCTGTTAAAGCTATGCTCCCAACAAGTTGAGCATTATCAATTCTCGAGAAGTTACATGTACCAGAAGGCTGATGCTCTTCGGGTTTAAGGGCGAAAGAATAAACACATATAGAATCGTTGTGACCAGTTCCGTCATCCTGTGCGGTGGAATTAAGTCCACCCGGTCCGCTATGATGGGACCATACCTGAACTCTAGAGAAATATCTTGAATCTCTTGCAGCAAATCTATCATGACCATTTAGTTTTAAATGATATGTTGTCCCTTGTGTAGCTGGAATAACTAAAGTAGAACCAGCAAGCGTTCCACTTGCCCCGGTTGAAGCGGCCCATATTAATTCTTTAACAGGGTGATTAAAATTAAGTTCGTGAGTAGTCCCTGTAGTAGATAACGATTGCTCTTGAACCTGCTCAATTAAATATTCATGTGATACCTGAGCAAAGCGTCTGCGTTCATCTGTATCCAGGTAGATATAATCAGCCCATAATTGATTAGTAGTGTTAGTGTCAATTACAGTATCAATAATATGTGTCAATATAACTTTAACTTCATGATATTGTAAGGCAATAAGCGGTAGTGCAAGACCTGGATTGCGACAGAACCAAAATTGTAATGGTATAAACCATCTACCAGCACTTGCTGCACCTTCCATACCACCCATGCCTGACATAAGTTGGAAAGTTGTGCCACCAGTTTCATCATGTTGTCCAACCATCCCAGTTGGGTTGGGTTCAGTTAATTCAGCCCATACCTCCATCCACTTACCCGAATGCTTGTCAATTTTCTGACCACCTATTTCTAATTCTATGCTATCTACTATAGCTGATAGGTTATCTGCCCCTGCGACAGGTGTCCCCGAAACCTCTAAATACATTCTGTGAACTAAATCACCATTACGAGAAATAGTTGCCGTACAACGGCCAGCTGTAGTTGCAGAACCATTCCATGTCTGCTCAATAGCCTCCATCGAGAAGTTAGTGTGTCTGCGATAGACAACCTTAAAGAAAGTGATCTGAGGGTTACCCGTTAGGTAGATATCCTGAGCGCCATAAGCTACAAGTTGCATAAGTCCTCCTCCCATATTTTATACCTTAACATAGAAAAAAATTTAAGAAGAAATAACCTTAAAATATTATCAAATTATTTTTGATAATTTATGAAAAACTTATAATTTAAGATTAATTAATTAATTACTTAGTTGCTGTATGCTAGACCACCCATACCGGACATGATACGGAGAACGTTATAGTTGACGGCGTAGATATTATGTGTTGATAACGGTGCCGTACCTCCTGTAAAATCTAATTTAGCACTATCAATTCTTGAGAAGTTACAAGTTCCCGATGGCTGATGTTCTTCTGGTTTTAGGGCGAATGAGTAAACGTTAATTAGATTGGTCATTAAACTTGTACGACAATGATTTTTCTTGTGTACAGATGGACCGTTAGCCATAGAATATATTCTTAATGCGCTTTGGTCTACTTGGTTGTTGAATGCTTCCAGACGACCATTAAAGATAATATGTACACATGCATCAGAATAATTACCGGCACCACCGCCACCCACCGCCGCCGCCTCTACAGTAAATGTATCAAGCTTAAGCGTAGCACCAGAGTCAATGGAATAGT